ATCAGCAGCGGTTTTTTCATTTGCTAAATATGCTCCTCTTATTAAAGCATCTACATTTTCATGATATACATAATTTTCTAATCCTTTTCCATAGTTTCTCATAGATTCTCCTTCGGATTGTGCTGCTTTTAATATTGCTTCTTGTTGAAGGACAGTATTAGTTGCTTTTAAGTTGTCATATTGGGCTTGTTTGATTTTTGTATCAAAATATCCCTGTACTAATCCTGTTCCTATAGATCCAAAGTCTGGTGTTCTAAATTGTGCTGGTTGCACATCTGGAGATGAAATATTGCCTGCGGCTTGTATTGCGCCGCCTTTATCATATACCATATTAGGATTAAGACCAGCGGCTTTTAGTCTTTCCATCTGTTTTTGTGGGCTGTTATACTCATTCTGCATATTCCAGAATTGAATATTGTCGGCCTTAGTTTTTGCATAAGTTTCACGACTGAATTGTCGTGATTTTTTATTCATTTTGCCTGTGGCGGTTGCATTGGCTGCGCCTGACAAAGCGCCTATTCCTGACGCTATTACTGTTGCTGTTCCTGGATCGATTGGCATCGTTTTTTTTATTTTTTTTGTTTAATTTTCCACCTGCACTTGCACTCTCGCAGGCTTTCGTTTGTGTTTGGTGTCAATTAGCACTAATATATCAAGTAGTATTAGTGCTTGGCCTCCTCTTCGAAGGCCTGTATCCATTGCGCTTTTGTTCTTTTGCCGTAGCGCCACGTATCGGGCAGTTTAGCGGTAGTACCGCCAAACTGCCCTTTAGTTGTTTTTAAGTTTTTCCCTTTCGGGGGGGTTTTATATAGCATTTTCTTCTAGTTTTTCTTCTACGAAGTTTTGTCCATCGCTCATTTGCGGCTCACGTCCTTCGGCACGTGTGTGCTCCGCTAGGGAGGTTTGTGTTTCCGCAATTTTTTCGCGAATGTATCTAGCATATTCTATGCGTTCTATTGGGTCCATGCGACTAACGTCTGCGAATTCTTCATCTTCTCCATAGTATACAGGTGTAAATGTTGCTACTGATTGACCTCTGGTATATCGTTCTACAAGTTCTTGTAATGACAGGGTCATGTCTGGAACCGTCTGACTTGGTTCCATTGAAGATTTTTCCTCCTGTTCCTCGAGTTTTTCCTGATAGGTGAATGCTGATCTAAATTTTATCGCGTCCTGTTCTGTTAAGTTGTTCATGAGTTGTGATTCTGTAGGCTTTTCCTGATTCTTTTTGCTGTTCATATCCTTCTAATGTTTGATGTTTTGTGTAGTATTCTATTTCTTTTTGGTCTTCTATTTCTTTAAATTTTTGGGCTAACTTATCTGCTTGAGTTCTTCTTTCCTGTTCAGTCCAGATTTTTTCTCTGAAGTATCTAGGCATACTTATTTTCTTTCCGTCTTCCAATGTTATGAAATTTCTTTCAATATCGGTTCTGTGATACCTAATTATTTTTTCACTAAGGTAATTAAGTCCTAACTTTTTTGACATTAAACTAAATTCTGGCAGTCTATCATCATTTTTGTGCATTGGAATAATTTTTCCTTTGTTTATATATTTTGCCGTATATGCGGCTGATGCTTCGGTGAGTTCTCCTATATGCACTTCTCCCTTGTCCCATGCTTTATGAATAAATTCAATATTTGCATTAAATAAGATAATATGGTAATGTGGTCTAAAGGTTTTGCTACCGTATTCACCTGCTAAATAATATTTTAGGGGTTCATGATCTTTTCCATGAAGTTTGCGAAGCCTTTTAAAATAGAGTTGAACATCGCGTTTATCGAGTGTAAGGAAACCCCTGCTTGATATAGGTACATATCTGGTATCGTAAGTAAGAGTAATAAAGTAAGAAGTAATAGCATTTTTTGCGTGTGTTTTTAAACGAAATGTCCAGACGCTAGTGCGTCTGGACAAACACGCTGGACACTTTCCACAAGGTACCGGAACTTGCCGGTCGTTACTGTAAATAGGGTAGCGTGGGTTGTTAACATGAAACGGAGTATCACATGCCATTTTAGAAATTAGGCGTGCCGTACTTCGGCATCTTTCTAATAGCCTTAATGTTATTAAAGATATGTCCGTAAATATTATCTACGTTGGGATCCTCTACTGCAAAGATACGTGTTGAAGGGTCACATTGAATAAAGGCTCCATTAAGATTTGGTTTTGCGCTAAATTTGCGCCCTAAGTGCCAATAATCTAATGATGTTCTCATTTCTCCTGCTACTCTACTATTGAGGAATTTATATTCTGCATATCTTGGTACATATCCAAAAGTTTCTCCAACTTCGGTTCCACTAGCCCAAAGTTCAATATTTTTGACCTCTTGTTCTCCAATGTTGGCAAATGTTGGCCAGAAATAATCCAATCTGTTTAATTTATGTAGTGACCGATGTAATCCTTGCTGATACGCTGTTTCTGGGGTTACTGAAATTAGTCCAATAATCCATCCGTGCTCTTCTACATTATATTTAAACTCGTTACCTCCTGATACTGAAATACCATGGCCAGCCATATTACCCACTGGTAGTGTTGTTTCTGCAGTTGAGAGAACTTCGCTAATCACCATTTTTCCTTTTGATCCTCCTAAATATTCTGGTCTTTGAAGTCTCGCATCTGATGATTTTACACCAAAGTGAGCAAGAATGCTCTCAATATATCGAGTTCCACCTCTTGCATTTCTTTCTAACCATTCTTGAAGTCTAAAGGCTCGACGTAGTGAATTGATGTCTGCTGCTTCTGCTGTTCCTACTAATTGGCTAGAGTTGTCAATATTATATCTAGTACCGGTTGTTGAACCTTGTCTTGGTGCTCCTCCTGCATCTGAATGACTTAAAGAGTTTTGATTAGTAAAAGCAGTACCGTCGAGTTGACGAATAACAGTACCACCTACATCGTTTCTAAAACTAATATCTACATCTCCAATTGGGATTGTGACTGCATCTCCTTTTTGTGCCCATGGTAAACAACTTGTGAAATAATCATGTTGCCATGCTCTACTTTTTACAGATTGATCTGCAATTGCTTGAAATGGATTATTTTGACCATCAGTTAATGTGTCAATTAATTCAGATTGTAAATTCTGGTCTCTGTAATACTCATTATAAATTTTATTATATGCTGCAACTGGAAAAGGAGAACATACTTGAGCATTTGGATTTGGATAGGCTATTCCATTATTTGATATTTGTGTTGGCAAACCTAAATAGTCTCCCAAAGATTTAACAGGCATATCTGAAAAATACATGAATGGTGCCTGTACATCTAAATTTCCAGTAATCCATTGTTCCCAGTTTGGCCATAGTATCCTATTTGGCACAAAGAAATAATGCGTAGTTACATTTACTTTATGCATTACTGGTGCAATAAGTGGAGCAAAACGTAACATTGTTTCTGTTCCAATTTTCACTTTATCTCCTGGTACACATTCCATTACACAGGTTGGATATAGTCCACCCATTTTGAACGACATTTTCACATCGTGTGAAAGGTCGAATACATTACTGCCTACTTTAGGCAGTTGAATCGAGTTAAATAAATTTGCTTTTCCCATTATAGTCTAATGCCTCCTCTTTGTACTAAATATGTGTTGTTTCTTCTGCGGCCGTAGCCTCTTTTTTTGCGGAATCCTCCGCGTTTTCTGTTGTAGCGCATTTGTTTTTGCTGTTTAAGTTGTTAATATGAATTAAAGTAATTTGTAATAATGAGCATACTGAGTCTAGTCTGCTTAATGCTACTGCATGATTGCTTTCGTTTTCTAAAACTGTTGAATTAATTTGATTAATCAAATCGTTTACGTCTTTTTTTATTTCTCTAGACGTTTTTTCGTAGTATTTGTTTTCTTGAATCATTTTTTAATATTTTAAAAATTTCTTTAATCTTTCGGAATCCATTTTTCCTTCAAAGGAAGGTCTAGATGATCCTTGAAACCCTTTTGTAAATCCTCCAATATAATCTCCTATCCAACGCATAACTAAAGGATCGTTGAAATTAACACCCATTTCTGCAAATCCTGCTTGTACTTTTTTAATAATACCTTCTTGTTTAGCATTATATACTTGTTGCTGTAGATTTTTTAATTGTTCTTTGTCTATTTCAAGTCCTGCTGATGCTCTTGCTACACCTATAATTGCTTGTTGTAAATTAGGTGCTTGCATTGCTGCTTTTCTTGCGTTTTCGTCATTTGTAAATTGTATATCAGCAGCGGTTTTTTCA